TAGATTAAGCTTTAAGGCATCTGCTGTATCTACATAGTTTTTAGTAGCTGCATCTTGTGCATTTACAGGATCAGTGACATTAGCAATGGTCGTACCTGTAACATCTAATGTGCCATCAACTGTAACATTATTAAATATAGATGTACCACTAGAGGCTGTTACGTTGCCTGTAAGATCTCCTGTTACATCACCAGTAACATTTCCAGTTACATTACCTGTCACATTACCTGTAACGTTACCTGTCAAAGCTCCTGCAAAATTTGTATTAGCAGTAATTACTGTACCAGTAATAGCTTGTGGTGTTGATCCCCCGATTACTGCACCATCAATAGTACCACCATTAATATCTGCTGTAGCTAGTGTAGCAAGACCTGTAGTTGTTGCTGTAGTAAAAGTACTTGCTGCAGCACTAGAAGCACCAATAATAGTGCCATCAATAGTACCACCATTAATATCTACTGTAGTAAGTGTAGATGTACCTGTAGCAGTTAGAGTTGTAAATGCACCAGTATCAGCAGAGCTACTACCAATAGTTACACCATCAATAGTACCTGCATTAATGTCTGCAGTGTCAGCTACAAGGCTATCAATATTAGCTGTACCATCAATAAATAAATCTTTAAACTGTAAGCTAGATGTACCAAGATCAATGTCGTTGTTAGTGACAGGAACAACTGCACCATCTTGAATACGTATCTGCTCTACAGCAGCACTAGCTACCTCTACGAATACACCAACACGATTATTTGATGTATCAATAACTACTTTGTTTAAAGCATCTGAGTCTGCAATCAGTGGTACATATGCACCCTCTGCTGCAGTACCATCGTGCTTATGTCCTGTGCTTGCGTTAAATGCATCTCGTAATGCATTGTACTCTACGTTCAGCGGGTTAGCACGAACAACAGCCGTTGCAATAATATCTGCTGAAGATTGTCTTACATATCCTGCCACTTTTTATCTCCTATCCCCTGCGCCATACAAAATTGAAACAGCCTGTATGGTATGGCTGGGGCTTTTACTGTTTGTAACATAAGCTATAGAAATAGAGTCACCTGATCCGCTTATGTTCGTAGTACGTATTGGTGTAGGGTTTCCATCATAAACATCTGTTTCATCATATAGTGTAGAAATATTATCATAGACAGATGCAGCACCTGCTGTACTTAAATCAAAGTTTGTTGGTGTGGCAATATCTGAATCACCAAAGTTATATTCTATGCCTACAGATATAGTAGCTTCACCCTCTGATTTAAGAAATGTCTTAACCCTGTAAAAGATCTTACGTAACTCTGGATCACCCATAAAATAGTAAGGTGTTTGAAAGACGCTTAGAATATCGTCATCACCAAAAGAGTTACCTTCTTCTTGTTTAAATACCCTACCTAAACTATCACCATGCAGTACAAACTCAAACTGTCCTACATATCCACTAGCTACTGCTGTTGCTTCAATACCCACAAGCTGACTATATTCAAATGTACCTTGTGCTGTAGAGCTTTTACGAATAGCTGCTAATAACGACAAAGAAGTATTAGCTTCAAAGAATAATCTAAACTGGGACTTTCTACGCAACACAAGAGCTTTTAGTTTTGTAACATCTTCGTTAGCTGTGTAGTTTTCAAAGGTCTTTTGAATTTCACGAGATACTGTTTCAAGTTCAACATCCCCGATGCGAGAAGTTCCAGAAATAGGTCTAATGCCATCAGGCCCAAGAAAGATAATGTCACCACCAAATTCTACTACAGTATCAGGAGCAACACAACCTAAGTCATTAGTAACATTTTCTACACTAAAGTTAGAGTAGTTGTCCCCAACAATACGTTTAATCTGATTCTGACCAAATACATAAAGTTGATTACGGAAAGATTTAAGTTGAGTTACCGTAAAGCCTATGTTGATAACACCTGCTCCATTAGCAGGATCAAAGTCTGTATCAGCATTAGGAGATGAAAAGTAAATATTAAATGGTTCGTCAGGATCTCCAGCTAACCATAAATGATTTGCAAAGGCACTAGAAAACTGTGGATTGTTTGGAGCATTAGTATGTGTAATCTGTGTGTAGGTAGTACCGTTATATTTAGCAGCAGGATTAACACCATCTGTTAGTAGTAGAACTTCTTCAGTCCAATTATAACGTTCAAACCTTACAACGTCAACCCCTGTCATGGTAGGATTACCTGCAGTAGTTATAGCTTGCCAACCCTTAACTGTAGGTGCACTTGCTACTGTACCTGTTGCACTAGATGTACCACCTGTAAGGACATTGCCTACTACAAAAATATTAACAGGTAGTTTACCAAAGTCTACTACAATAGCATTAGCGGTTTTAGATATTACAGTACCTGCTGCTGCTACTAGGGTGGCATCGCTAGAACTGACTACACCTGTGAGAGTTTCACCAACTGTAAAGCCTGATCCTTGACCTGCACCTAATGGTACATCATAGTAGTGATTATACCAATGTAGGTAGTTATACCCAGAACTAGGTTTTCTGCAACCTAAAATTCCCTGATTTATCTCACCATTTACATTTAATCCTAAAACTTTACCAGTACCGGGAAGTGTGCCATAAGAATTTGCATAACCACTGATACGTCTGTAACCACCTTCTAGTGATGGCTCCATGTTAATTAGACGTATTGCACTGCCGGGCATAGCATCACTTTGAGTCAAAGGATCTACGTTAGTGACAAGCCCCCCTGCACAAACAGAGACATATGTTTGTAAAGAATCTGCCAACTCTAAAACCCATCAAGGTTTGTTGGGGGCTTTGTTACAAAGGTTGAAGTTACATTAACAGACTGATCTACTACAAGTCTACGCATCATCTTAATACCGTCTTCAAACTTTTGACTGTGCATATTTGCACTCTGCTCGTTAGATCTAAATAGCATCATGTACATCATTGCACCGTCAATAACTACGTGCTTAAACCTGTCAGGTATAACTGCAGTATCATCAAATGCAATAAGGTCTGCTGGATACTTCCAATATCTATACTCTACTACATACTCAGCATTTGGAATAGGTGTTACACCAAACTTAGTGTCTTGTGTCATATACACACAGTCTGGATCTGTTCTTCCTTCTACGCCACTTAAGTCTTCTACACTCCTATAGTAAGATAGGTATTGGTCGTAAGTAATTAGTTTTAATTTTTTGGGTCTATTATTCTCTGAAGAAAGTTGTTTAATATAAAAAGTTTCCCAGTCTGCCTTAGAGTAGTCAGCAGGGAAGTCATACGTGTTAGTTCCAGCAGCTAGTGTCTGTTCATAAGTTACTAAAGTAAAAGGCCACTCTTGAGCATCCTGAAGCATCTGACGGATAGATGAGTTAATAGCATCTTTAGCTAATGCCTGAACGTTCTTCACATTAGGAAAGTCTGCTTGGTCAATTTGAACTTCATTCAATCGACGTAAAAGTTCGTTAGTTAGACTGAGGAATGTACTCATTGTTATAACCTTTTAGCAGGTGTAAAATATAATCTAGCAGAAAGTGTAGCATCAAAAAGATCCCCTGTATGATGCCTAAATAAAAGAACTTTATCTCCTGCATGTAAAAACAAAGGACCACCACCAATAAACTGTGTGTGGTTACTTCCTGATATAGCTTCTTCTGCAACAAGATAGTGATAGGTATTATCGTCTGAATGATATACTTGAATACCTACTCTAGCAGTAGACGTATCTTCATTAGCTACCATAAGAAAAACTATTTCAGCCTCATGGCTGTCAGGACAAGTAAATAATAGTGTAGCATTATTAGGACTGCCAGTCGTACTAGCAGAGTTACCTGTAACCGTAGCAAACTTGCTTGCTGTCCTAAAGTTAATACCGGCCATTACTTTAAGTTATTTACAATTTTTGTAGGGTTTACTCGAACTACACCACCCTTAGATAAACCCATGCTAGATGTAGTACCTCGTGATGACATCATCCCTTGAGGAGCACGATTAGCAGACTGACGATACTTGCTGTTATCTTGCTCTGGTGTAACAACTCCACCCAAGGCGTATTTATTTTTCTTTTTCATATCAAGAATCCTTTAGATAGCCTAAAGGGGCCACTGAAAGCAGCCCCCTTAGTTTTGACTTAAGCCAAGTTATACTTAGCTGTAACCAATGCTTCTGGACGCAAGATCTTGCGACCGTATAGATGCATACCACGAACGATGTCAGCGAATGAATCTGGATCACGGTAAGATTCAGTCTTGTTGATCTGCTCTGCAGTTGCAACGGCTGAGTCATGTCCAGCGACAATCACACCATAGTTAGTGTTCTGGTTGGCTGTACCTGTAGTACCAGCACCAGTACCTACGGCTGGAAGGTTGCTTGAGCTATACACACGGAAACCGTGGAAGTTGTTCAAGACCAAACCATTACGTAGCGCACCTGAGTCACCGAAGTCAGCATTCAACAAGCGGCTGTCTTCATCACGCATAACTTCCATCATGATTGGGTCAATTACCAGCCAGCGACCTTGTGTGTCTACTTGCTGTTGATCCAACAAACGAGCCATACGTGATACCAGCATAGCTGGTGAAACAGTTGCAGTTGGTAGTGCAGTAGCACCGGGCAAACGAGCAGCAACTGGGATTGAGTGATCAGCAGCACTTGTAGTAGTGATGTTGCCGAAGTCACCTTTCTTCAGTTTGTTGGCTGCAAGCAGTTCGTCTGAACCAGCAGCAGTGTTTGCTTTAGTACCGTTTACAACGTTGTTTACGGTGTTTGCATTGCCATGCAAAGCTGATTGCTTGTAGCCAGACAAGTAACCAAGAACTTCTTGGTCATGCTGGTCAGCCAAACGATAAGCTGCACGGTTGGTTGCAAGATCCATGAAATTTACATGGGAGTGCGCTTCTTCGATGTCGTCCATTTTGAACGCAAAGTAGTTAGCTTTATCTACAACCAATGAGAAATCTGCATCAGCCAAATCTTGTGCTGTTACAGTTTCGCCACGGGTGTAGGCACTTACTGAAATTTCAGGTTCTTTGATAATACGTACTGTATCACCTTGGTTAGCGATCTCTCCGAAATAATCAGAGTTAGTAATGTCGCCACATACTGTAGACTTGCGGAAAGCAAGTTGTACTTTTTTAGAGTAGATTACACTTGAAAAGTTTCCGTTTGGAAGGTTGGTGTATCCACTTGCGGATGCAAAAGCCATGATAAATCCTCCTGATAGTTGGCTTTGTTACAAAGCTAATACCAATAAGAGGCTGTTACATTTTCTAGGGTGCATGTATTT